AAGTTACTCCTGGGCTGCTTTCTCAGCGTCAAGTTTCTCCTGGGCTGCTTTCTCAGCGTCAAGTTTCTCCTGGGCTGCTTTCTCAGCGTCAAGTTTCTCCTGGGCTGCTTTCTCAGCCTTTTCTTTTGCTGTATCTGCCATTATTATTCCTCCTTAAAACCTTGCCACCCGGACCCCGACCAGTGGCCGAGGAGTTCCCCTGGTTTAGAATCCGGGGGCAAAGAAATCAGTGTATACTTTTAAATAATTAGAACGCGTTCCCTAAGGCAATTCGTCGCCAGTTGGCAGCCTGATTACCGGTCAACACACAATAATAAAGATAGGTGTCATCGATGTAACAATCACCAGCCTCGCCCATGGTACCATCCACCCCCGCTGCAACTGCACCCAAAGTGGTTGCGTCAAAAATATTGCTGGCATGAGTGAGGGTTTCCGTAGTGACAATGGCATCGCCAGCTATACCGGGAACCCTGGCAGTAAGAGCAAGATCATCGCCAACGAAAGCAGCTGCACAATCCACCGTTGGGTGCAAAGTGTTAAGGGTATCGGTACCTTTCAACGCCTTCACAATGTTGAGTTTGGTAGCCGCTTCACTGGCCCCCATATCGATTTCACCGGCTGCAGCTGCCGTACCGTTGGCCTTGAACGTGTAGACTACCGAACCGATGGTCATGGTGTCTTCCGCCGTGACCGGTTCTGCAATAGTAAGTTTTCCAGCCGCTTTAACAGCACAAACTGGGGTACCGGTCGTGGGCAACTTTTTATTGAAGCTGGCCACCCCCGTTTTTCCCCTTCTCAATCCAATAGCATTCATCTCGTACCTCCGTAGTTAACGGTTAATGTTATACTTCGAAGGAATTAGCCGTTGGTCTGGATGAAAACCATGCCAACATTCTTACGAGCCATGACCCGATTCCAGTTAGCTGCGAGAGCCAATTCTGCTAGGGTGGCAGACTGACCGGCAACATTGGCCGACAAGAAGGCAAACCCGTGCGGATGGATGATATCAGCCCGACGAGAATGGATGATATCCTGTCCGCCACCGTAACCGGCGTTGGCAACCCGCTCAAGCTCGGACGGCAGAAGAACGTTACCCTTACCATATTCGATTGCGCCACGGGCAAAGAGAATGGTGGTGTAGGTGATGCGATTGGCACCAGCAACAGCAGGCATACCATCATCGACGATAACCACGTAACCCAGGTAAGTGGGGATATTAATCTCGCCACGGGCGTTGGGGATATAGTCGATCAAATTCTGCTTCTGCAGATTGGTATAAACGACCGAATGCATGGAAATAGCAGCGAGGGAATCCTTTGCGTCGCCCATGGTCTGCGCACCATCGATAATCACGTCAGCGGAAATCATGTCAGCAGCAAGAATCGGCAGGGCCGCGTCGGTAGCAACGTCTTTCAGCATGTCGCTGGCATCATTGGCAACGTTATCGGCCAACAGACCCATGGCAGACTGAATGACTCGTTTCTGCATCTGGGTTGCCCACCAACCACCAATTTTATTAGTAATGGCAGCAAGAGGGTCAATCAGAGCCAGTTCACGGGCCAGATCCATGGTGGACCAGGATTTGTGAAGATCAGCCCGACGATAGATCATCTTGGCTCCGCCGATATTGGCAGGGGTGGCCAGATGGGTAGGATCGTCGTCGATATAATCCGGTTCACCAGTAGTGGCCAGGGGGCTGAAGAACGGGAGTTCTCCAATATTGCCGCCGACAGAGGCCATATTACTAATTACGGGATTTTCAGCCATAACCCCGGACTGAATAAATAGATTCTTTTCGGTTGCGGCCTCGTCAGTGGCGGCATCAAAAACCAACGGTACATAGACGTTTGCAAGCTGCGTAGTTGCCATTTTATTTTACTCCTTGTGATTGTTGTTTAGAGATAGCCCTAGGCAACCGTCATAAACGGCTTTCTCTCATCGATACTGTCGTTTCAACCTGTTATAAAGCTCGATGTTTGTTTTGGCAAGCCTTGCCTGCTCAGTAAGATTGTAGTCCGGGGATTTCTTGTCGAAGTATTTAGCCTCCGAGTTCATACCATCCCCGCCCCCACCGTTGGCTCCGCCACCAGAATTACCGGAAACCACGAAATGTTTTCCAACTTCTGACGCGGCCCATTCCTTAACGAAATCAGTTACTTTTTTGTCCCCGACCATGGCCTTACCAGTGTCGTCTACTGCAATATTGGGTAAAATGTTGTTGATGGCAATATCAAACAATGGGGCCGGAATACTGATGCCACTGGAAGTAATAGCAGAAACCACAGCATTTTTCTTATTCATGGCGAGAATGGTTTCCTTGGCAGCAGAAAGATCAGAAACGAGTTTGCCGGTTTCTTTGTCTTTTTCGGCCTTCAGAGTATCATAGAGTTTTTTATACTCGCCTTTTTCCTCGTCACCTTTTTTCTTGATATCTTCTAATTCGGTCTTGGCGGCAAGAAGACTATCGATGTCGATGTCTTTAACCTTGTCAGCCACTTCGCTCAGCTTCTTTATTTTGCCGAGAAGCTCCGAATTTTTGGATTTCAGTCCTTCAGTAGCAGCGTCCACTGCAGCTTTAATTTCTTCCTCGGTAGCCATAATTTTCTCCTGTGTGGTGGTTTAGGCGTTGCGTCGATCTATTTTTAATTTTGATTCGGGGTCCGGGGGTTCAGGGAGATCATCGTCTTCTTCCTCTTTACCCTCAGCCTTGGCCAGGGATTCAGTCTTCTTTACTTCATCCTCCAGCCGTTTCTTTTGCTCAGCAGAAATGGCGGCGAGTTCATCCTCAATTTTTCTGTCGCCGTCCACAACATCGCCACTTTTCAGAGTATTGAAAAGGGTTTCGTAGGAAATTGATCCCTTGATCCAGGCCGTGACGTACGACAACATATCTGATCCAGTAAGGACGGACGGCATAAAGTCAGAGTTGATATTGAGAGTGACTGATGCCGGATCTTCTTTCTTCCACCAGGAAATCACCCGCACTGCCTCTGTAATTTCTCTCGACAAAACCCTGGTGATCCCCGCCAGCGACGAGGTTTCTGCGTTGGAACGGATGGCAGCAGCAAGGGCGGATTCATCATTGGATGATTTTTCCGGGGCCAAAATTCGACTGGCCAGGATCACGATCATCTCAATAACTGATTCAATGGCTTTGGCAATCTGCGTAAGACCTGCACCGGTAAACTCCAGCATACCACACTGGCAATTTTCATCAAGGAACCACAAGGTGGTCGGTCCGATGGATTTCGGAGCACCCGGATCATCCTTACTCATGCCGGAAACCCAGGGAGTCGGCAGGGCGACATAGTGTAAGCCGTGCTTATAATCGGCATCCAGTTGGTAGTGGTGAATATTTTGGTCGGCCACTGATAGCAAGGGTGGGTACTTCACCTTGATGCCGCCGTGAATATAGAACGGAATAAAAGTCAACTCTTTGCCGTCACGTAGGGGAAAAATATCTGCTTCAATCTGTTCGCTATCTTTATTGAATAGCCGCTGCCGGTATTTCCCGCCAAACAGATCCAGGACCCGGTATTGATATTCTTCGTCGGTGCTGAACTCGTCGTCGCCAATTACCTGTATTTTTTCACACAGGACCACCATCGACAGGACTTCAACATTGTTTACCAGCGAGGTTCGCCAGTTAATGATGTCGTTTACGCCGTAGAACAGTAAACGCGGAAAGATGTTATTATTGATCTCATCGGCAACTGTCAGTGTTTCCTTAACCAGTGGCATGTCCACCAGGGTGCCACAGCGACCATAAGTGAGAAAGTGCTCAAGCAAATTGCCCACGTAAGTGTTGATGTCGTTACCTTTACCGTCGATATTAATCGATTCAAATCCGCCCACTTCCACTTTCTTGCGCATTACCATACCGCAGAATGCTTCGATGGTGCGTTTGGTAAAGGTTACGAACGATCCCCGATTTTTATAGGCAGTGTAGGCATCATCTGTCATGCCAATAAGGCGCGGCAGATAAGTTTCTCCGTAGGCGTGGATAACTTTCTCGCAAGAACAGGCATGGGTCATTTTTTCCCATTCGCTGATCATTGCGGTGTAGTCAATATGGGCGTTATCTACAGACATTTTGTGGCCTCAAGATAACATATGCTACATAGGGGAACGGACTTGCATTCGGTGCATTTTTCCAACGGTTGGTGTTTGAACAACCGATCCAAGCATGTATATAACTGTTTGCCTTGTTCCATGGTCATTTTTACCGATTCGCCGTTAATGGGTACATGAAAACACTTCGTCATTTCATATGCCCTCCAGTTCAACTGCTCCGGGCCTGCCGCCACGTATCGGAAAACGATATGCGATGGGATAGGTACCTGCATCAGCAATGTCGTCCAATTTTCCATCTTTAATGGGCAGGTTATCCGGGCCATACGTTTGGTGCTCCAGGGCCTCGGTCAGCAGGGGGCTTTTCTTGGTATTTATAAAGACCCTTCGAAAACCGTTGCCGTTACAGAATGCAGCATTGGTGGCGGTGACGCGATCTTTAATGGACGGATTTTTACTGTTCCTTTTCACCAGGAACCCCGCCACTTTCAATAAATTGATATCCGATTTGGTTGCGTCCACGGATTTCTTTGCATTACCAGTAGCGTCCGGATAAGCAACAATGGGGTGATTTGGAAAGGTCGTCCGTACCCTTGCTATCGATTCCGGGGTGTCGGCAGATCCGTGAAATTCCCCGATGGAGTGTAAAGTAGTTTCGCCATTTATCCGCCGCTCCACATAAGGCACCGCACAACCCCTACCAGTATTGAAATCAAATCCCACGTGCAGTGTTTCGCCGGCAACAGGCTGCACGTCAGTGTTGTTTAATACTCTATCAAAATCCTTCCATACTTCATTAGCGGCAATGTTTACGAATTCGCCCAACAGGTAGGCTTTAATCATGGATTGTGGGTATTTCGCAACCATCGCTGAGATATAGTCAGCAGGAAGGTTGCGTTGGTTTGAATGCGTACTCATCCGAATAAGCTCTGAATCCTGTATCGGGGCTTTTTCGAAATTGTTGTACATATATTTAAAACCTTCCGGAGATGATATACAATATATCTGATTGCGTTTATTGGTTACTTTCTGGCGTATTCGGGCCAGGAATTTATCCACCACTATTTCTGCCTGGGCCTCTGGAATTACGTCAAGTTCATCCAAGAAGGCATCCAGGATCGAGAAACCAATGATCGTTTCCGGTTTGGTCATGGACCGGAAGAAGATTTTACCGTACCCCGGCACTGATAGCAGAGAATCGGTCTTATTGAGGCTGTACCTCATGTTTGCCCCTATCAGGAGTTCCTCCAGCAGGGGGTAAATAATGTCTCTAATAAGCCCGTAAGTCGGTGCCGAGTATGCCAGATTGCACCCTTTATACTTGAAGTAGGTGTCCAGCATCTTCAGAGCTATTGTGAATGTCTTTCCAGACCCAAGACCGGCAGCACAACCAATAAACTTGGCCTGTGATGTATATACTTTGGACTGTGGCCTGGACAGTATTACGTTCACCCGGACACTTCCTCAGGTTCCGGAGTGGTGTCGATAAAAACGTTAATGGGGTTTGCAACCACTACTGGTTCCATGGTACTGAGGCCGTAGAGCGGCAGCTCCAATTTGGTAAGCCGTTCACGCACCTTGGAAAACTTGTCAAGACAATCAACAATGGCCCCGATCGACATTTCTCTATATTCGGAATGGAACCGAGTCAAAGAGCATTCCAGCATGGAATGAAGTCGACGTATAGCGGCTTTGTTGGATTCTTCTATGAATTTTTCGTCAGCAGGGGCTGCGTTGGGGAGGGCATCAACCTGTGCGGCGAGATTTTTTGCAGCAATGGGGGAGGTTTCCCAACCCCTATCGGAGGCGAGTCGATATAGTTCGCTAGAGGACATGCCGTGGAATTGCAGGGCTAGATCCAGCTCTTCCTGCGTTTCGGCATTCCGGTAAACGAGTTCTAATTCTTTGAGATCGATGTTGGCCACGGGGAAAATTCGGAGTTAGGGTTCAGTTTTTCTTTCATTATATCACATAGCGGCAGGGCTTGTCAAGTTCGTTCCGTAAAATGTAAAAAGAGGGGGCGGCGGGGGGTTGTTAGGCATTGAAGGAAAGTTTTTGGGACAGGGAAAATGATTAAAGGATGCAGTATAATAGATATAAGAAGATAAACAGAATATTTGGGATATGGAGTCCGGAGCCGAGGACCCCCTGCCCTGGATATATACTACTGGGTGGTACCCCCCATGGGTATTGCACTGTGGTACTGTATAAAGGTTATACAGTGGGTGTATAAAGGCTATACAGTGCGACACTGTGGTAACAAACACAGAGCCAGCCAGGGACGCGGGCTGTAGAGCTACACCATCAGATACCACGCTGTGGTGCATAAAGGCTATACAGTGCGACAACGTGACATGGCGTCGCTACGGTGTAGTACACAACGGGTGGTAGTGCCGGGACCGAATACCCCTAGCGGAGATACCTATGCGGAAGATTCCGGTGGCACGGGGCTTGCAATTCTAATGGTAAGAGAGGTTCAGATCGTCCCGGAGAGAGGCCGGATACGGAGCATCGGTGCACATAATCATTGTAATTTAAATAGGAGTCCGCCATGCAGAACACCAGGACACGCAAACCAGCACGAGAGATCCGGGTTTTAGACTCGTTCGATCCCGATCGCGAAATCGCTCAGGCCATTCGGGAAATTGAGAGACGCACTCGCTCTCGTAGGTCCTCAGGCCGTCGTAAAACAGAATATTGACAAGCCACACAGGACGTGGTTTAATGGGAGAAAGATAGGGGCAACAAGCCCACCAGCCACCACTAGGAGAATCGCCATGAAGAAAGCATACCGGAACACCGAAGGAAACGTCTGGGTTGTAGAGATCGTTGCAGCAGCTAAAGGTTGGACGACCATTCAGTTTGACGACGGAACCCAGAAGAAGGTCAGGCCCTCGACCCTGGAAGAGATCGCTGTTGAGGAACCCGTAGCCGAGATCGAGGAAACCGAGCCTGCGGCAGAACTTGAGCCGATCGAGTTGACCTGCCCGGAATGCGAACACATCTTCCTGCTGAAACGCCCGAAGCTCTCGGTCCAGTGCCCCAAATGCGGAGCCTGGATTCAGGTCCGGATTAAAGCGGATCTCACGCACTACGTACGAGGTTTGGGGGTCACTCCTTCCGGCCACGACACCTTGGATATTGGCGACGAGACGGCGGACATCTTCCGGGGTTTGACGGCAGGTGATGCCATCCATGTTGCGGCAGGACGGCTGATCCGGATCGGTCAGGCCAATATGACCAGGGGATTTCGGAAAGCGTACAACGGTCACACAGGTGGAGCCTGGAATCTGGAGGCCATGGTCAGCTACCTGCAGGATCGCTACGGATCCCGGAATAACGGCATGGTTCGGATGAATTGCGGGAATCTGGTCCGGGCAGCAGCACGAAGGGCAGCAGAGCAGATCTAGATGGCGGATTCGGGGACCTGGGAAACCGGGTCCCCTGATCTGGCATTTGGGCCAGCAAACAACCACCACAGGAGAAACACTATGAAATACTTCTTACTAACAGCAGTGGGTTTCCCAGTAGTTTTTTTCCTATACGAGATTATTAAACTCGCTCAAACCCTTAACTAAAGGTATTTAGCCATGGAAAAGCTTACTAAACGCGAATGCTACCTGTTCTCGGACCCAGGCCGTATTTACGACCTTATCGGTTGGGATGCCGCCACTAAACAATACCGGCTGCAGGACGACGACGGCAGGGTCGTTAATGTTTCGCAAAATAAGTTTGTGCCCGTGTCCCTGGCAGGAGAGGATTTAGTCCTGGCCTCTGATACGGGAGAAATAGTGCCGGCGAACGAAGCCATGGAACGGGGTCTGGCGATAGCCCTTCCTGAGCCTTCCGTTGGCCCTTCCTTGCACTCTCCAGCGACCACGGCCAATAAGCCGCGTAGACCCTCGAAAACGAAGGACAAAAGCGCGGAGGCCACGGGAGCGGCAGCGGAGGCCCGATCGAGGGTCCGGGAGCTTTTGACCGGAAAAAGCCGGAACGAAATGGCAGAGGCGGCAGCAGGGGTACTGGGTGTTTCAGCCGAGGACCTAATAGCAAAATACGCACACCTAGACAACGGCAGATTCCGCATGGTCCTGGGAAACAGAATGGTGGGCGTATTTAAACTTTCAATCTCATAACAGACAACGCCTGACAAGTGCAGTAACAATTTTACTTCTAATATAAGTACATCACCGCTCTAAGGCTGTTAGGGCCTAACAACCAGCGAATCGGCGGTTGTTAGGCACAGGCCGACAGGCCCCGAAGAACGGGCCACGACGAGGGTAACTGAATATTGAGATGACGAGCGTAGTGCCCTGTCACCGTAGTAATTGAAAGTTGAAATACGACAACAGATAATCGCAAAGTGACAAGCTTCTAACAACCGGGTGAAGCGTTGTTAGGCACCTGCCACAGAGGCCGCGTACGACGGGCCTTGGCGAGGGTCGGTAGAAGAGCAGAGCCGCTTTTTTAAGGTCCGGAGAGCGCTTGTCTGTCACTCGTGACTCTTTAGTGAAGGTAAAATGACAAAATGACAGACAGACCGCTTTCTAAAACTTATGAAGACTAACAGATTAACAAAGGCCCCCTACCCCTTTACATACAGCTCCACTGCTGTTAGGCATCCTCCTTCACAGGTGCTCCATCGTGTCAGGCGTTGTCGCCTGGCGGTACTCGATCGTTAGGCACACCTGACAAGGCGCAGCGGCCCTCTATTCCACCCTGGTCCCTGCCGCCCGTAAAATAGGTACTTGACACGACCCGTGTCGTCATGGTATAATGAAAGAAAGGTCAGAGGCGATCACCGCCCCTGCCGCATCCCCAGGAGAACCAAATGGAGAAGATTAATTTAGATAACGGAAAGTATATAGTAATAATCCATGATAACTACACCATGGAAGCATTACGCTATGGAGAACCTTGGCGGAATTTAACCGGGGACAATTTAATTTATTATATGTTCCAGCGCATTATTGACTTAGAAGAAAGAATTAAACACAGCAAAGGGAAACAAGTAATAAACAGAGCAAACCTGCTGCGAATCATTCGGCGCGAAGCCCCGGCCTTCGAAATCCGTTTCACCGGCTACTGGGCCGATGCCCGTAAATCCCCCAAATTCATCGATGGCAAGTCTATGAGGTTCCGCATAGCCCCTGACGCCCAGCCCTGCGACCTTTTAAAATATGCCGCCTATCTTGGAGCTAAGGTCTATGGCCTCACCGGGGCAAATTTTGCCGTCACTGTAAATCAAAGCCCATACTGCGGGAAAACCTACTATATCGAGTTCACACTCTAAACCCTTAACCGGGGGGCTTCGG